GGATAGTAAAACGGTATTACAGAGGACTCATAATCCTCAGTTCTTGGTTCGATTCCAGGTCCCGCAACCAATAGGATATATTATGACTGATATGAATAAAGACGTTAATATTTTTATTGACGCATGTGACCAAGTTCCCAGTATAGAGAACATTAGTCTTTACCGTAATCTTATCAATGAAGAATACTGGGAATTTCAAGACGCACTTAAAGCCAAAGATGATGTAGAACAACTAGATGCATGTATGGACATGATTTGGGTTATTCTAGGTTACTGCCGCATGAAAGGCTTTGAAGTACCTGGTGCTTGGGCTGAGGTAGCACGTAGCAATCTATGCAAGATTGATTCTGTGACTGGCAAAGTTATCAAGAATGAATCTGGCAAAGTTATGAAACCTGAAGGATGGACTGCTCCAGTGCTTGCACCTTTTGTTAAACTGTGATATAATATCGCTATGGATGAAGATACTAGAGAAATTCTTTTAATTCTGCAAGAAGAATGTGCAGAAGTCACTCAAGCAATAAGCAAATGTTTTCGTTTCGGTCCTGACCAATTAAAACCTGGTAAAGACAAAACGAACATTCAAATGTTGCAGGAAGAATTGGGTGACCTTCTGGCTATGATTGATTTGCTTGTGAAGAAAGATGTTGGTGTCAATTGGAAAGAATTGATGTTAGCAAAGCAAAACAAATTTTTAAAACTTAAACAATGGAGTAATATTGAAATTGATTAATATCAATACATCAAAACTCGCCTATCAAATGGCAGTTGAAAACAAACTCCAGGCATACAAGTATGACCTGGTCCTTCGTGAGTTTGACAACATGGTCGAACTTATTGGTCTAGTCAATGACCCAACCCAAGACATGGCCGACTTCCGCGGTCGTGAAATGTTGTTCCCAAAGAAATGGGTTACCTTAAAAACCTTTTTTGCAGAGGAAAGGGTTAAAGTATGAGTTTGAAACTTATTACTTTCAAAACAAACCAAACCATTCTTGGTGAGGTTGAGTATAGCGGCGGTGAATATACCGTAAAGCAACCTGTGCAGGTTATTGTACAGCCAACTAAAGATGGTCCAATGATGGGCTTTTCTCCATTCTTAGATTTCTGTGTAGAGTTTTCTACTGGCGTTAAATTTTCATCTTCGGATATTCTAACTGTAACTACACCAGCGATTGAATTGCAAAATCAATACAATCAAGTCTTTGGTTCTGGTATTCAAATTGCATCATCTATCCCTAAATATTAATGAGTAATTTTTACACTAATGTAATTTGTGTTGGCAACAACATTCTTTACAGAGGCGTAGAAAACGGTAGGCGTGTAAAACTCCGCGTGGGTTACACGCCTACTATGTTTTTGCCTTCTAATAAAGTAACGAAATGGAAAACTCTCCATGATGAATCATTGGAAGAGATTAAACTTGGATCTATCCGAGAGTGTAGAGACTTCATTAAACGATATGAAGATGTACAAAACTTTAAAATTTACGGGAACACACGCTATGAATATGCCTATATTGCTGATGAATTCAAAGGCGCCATCGACTGGGACCAAGCCAAAATTAATATCGCAGTCATTGACATTGAAGTCGGCTCAGAGAATGGCTTTCCTGACCCATACAAAGCAAATGAGCCAATCACGGCAATCGCAGTAAAAACTATTGGTGCTGATATGAAAGTATATGGTTGCGGTAGTTTTAATAACTCCCGTGATGATATTACTTACATAAAGTGTAGAGATGAATATGACCTCTGCAAAAGATTCCTAGAAGATTGGCAACATAATACACCAGATATCATTACTGGTTGGAATACTCGGTTCTTTGATATCCCATATTTGATTAATCGTTTTGCCAAAATTCTTGGTGAAGATGAAATGAAAAAACTTTCGCCTTGGGGTTATATCTCTGAGAGAAAGCTAACCGTTCGTGGGCGTGAAGCCTTGGAATATGATATCTATGGAGTTTCATCATTAGACTACATTGAATTGTATCGCTGGTATGCTCCTGGTGGTAAATCACAAGATTCATACCGCTTGGACAATATCGCACAAGTTGAGTTGGGTGAAGGTAAGATTTCTTATGATGAATTTGAAAATTTGCATCAGTTGTACAGACTTAACTATCAAAAGTTTATTGAGTACAACATTAAAGACGTTGAGTTGATTCTTAAACTTGAAGACAAACTGAAGTTGATTGAATTAGCCTTGACTCTTGCGTATGATACAAAAGCAAACTACAATGATGTGTTTGCACAAACTCGTATGTGGGATGCTATCATCTATAACTATTTGCTTGAACGAAACATTGTAGTACCTCCACGTGAGGTGAGCGTTAAAGATGGTGCGTTTGAAGGTGCGTATGTAAAAGATCCACAAATTGGTGTGCATGATTATGTTGCATCGTTTGACTTGAATTCTTTGTATCCTCACTTGATGATGCAGTATAACATTTCGCCTGAAACAATTATTGAGGTCAAAGATTATGATGACAACATGCGTCAGATTATTTCTGATGGTGTTAATGTTGATAAGATGTTGAGCAAAGAAGTTGATACTTCAAAACTACAAGGTGTTACCATTACACCGAATGGTCAATTCTTCCGAACAACCGAACAAGGTTTCTTGCCTAAGATGTTGGAAGAAATGTATCAAGATCGTAAGAAGTTTAAGAAGCTGATTATTTCTGCTAAACAGGAATATGAAAAAGAAACAGATGCCAATAAGAAGTATGAATTGAAAAAGAAAATTGCACGATATGACAATCTGCAACTTGCTAAAAAAGTTTCATTGAATTCAGCTTATGGTGCGATGGGCTCACAATATTTTAGATTTTATGATTTGCGTATGGCTCTTGGTGTTACCTCTGCTGGTCAACTTTCAATTCGTTGGATTGAGCATAAGATTAATGAGTACATGAATAGCCTATTAAAGACTAGTGATGTAGATTATGTTATTGCCTCAGACACAGATTCAATTTATCTCCGGCTTGGTGAGTTGGTTGATAAAGTGTATTCAAAGAAAACGGATGTTAACCAACTTATCTCCTTCATGGATCGTGTCTGTGAAGATAAGATTCAACCATATATTGATAACTCTTATCAAGAACTTGCTACGTATGTCAACGCATATTCCCAAAAAATGCAAATGAAACGTGAAGGGTTGTCTAACAAAGGTATCTGGACAGCAAAGAAGCGGTACATTTTGAATGTGTATAACAACGAAGGTGTTCAGTATGCCGAACCTCAGATGAAAGTCATGGGTCTTGAAATGGTGAAATCTTCTACTCCATCTTCTATCCGTGATAAGATGAAAGAAGTTATCAAGTTGATGGTAACTGGTACCGAGGACGATGTGCAAGAATTCATTGCCAACTTCCGCAAAGAGTTTAGAACATTGCCAATTGAAGAAATATCTTTTCCTCGATCTGTCAATGGTTTGAAAACTTATGGTGATAAGGCGCAAATATATACTAAGGGTACTCCGATTCACGTTAAGGGTGCATTGCTGTATAATTACCTAGTTAAGAAAAACGATTTATCTAATAAGTACCCAATGATTCAAGAAGGTGAGAAACTTAAATTCACCTACTTGCTTCAACCTAACCCAATCAACGATACGGTAATATCGTATCCAACACGCCTACCAACTGAATTTGGGCTTGACAATTACATTGATTATGAGTTACAATTTGAGAAAGCATTTCTTGATCCAATCAAGACCATTCTTGATTGTATTGATTGGCAAGTTGAGAAAACAAGTTCACTGGCAGATTTTTTCTAAAGGATAATTATGAGTTTATTGGACAAAATTAAAAAGAATTCTACGATTAAAGATAGTGCTATTCTATCTAAGTCAAAATTCTTTACTGAGAAAGATATGATACCAACATCCATTCCTATGGTGAATGTTGCGTTATCAGGTAAATTAGAAGGCGGCCTAACCCCCGGCCTTACAATGTGGGCTGGTCCATCAAAGCACTTTAAGACTGCATTTAGTTTGTTGATGGCTAAATCTTACATGGACAAATATGAAGAATCAGTTCTCATCTTTTACGATTCAGAGTTTGGTACTCCGCAGTCTTATTTTGATACTTTTGGTATTGACACAGAGCGGGTGCTCCATACTCCTCTTACAGATATTGAACAACTCAAATTCGACATAATGAAACAGTTGGAAGGTATTGAGCGTAATGATAGAGTAATGATTATCATTGATTCAATCGGCAACTTAGCTTCCAAGAAAGAAGTTGAAGATGCGCTTGAAGGCAAATCTGTTGCTGACATGAGCCGAGCAAAACAAGTTAAGAGTTTGTTCCGTATGGTTACACCTCACTTGAATCTAAAAGATATTCCAATGGTTGTTGTGAATCACACATACAAAGAGATTGGTTTGTATCCAAAAGATATCGTTGGTGGTGGTACTGGTTCATACTACTCTGCTGATAACATCTTCATTATCGGTCGCCAACAAGAAAAAGATGGCACAGAAATTACTGGCTACAATTTCATTATCAACGTTGAGAAGTCTAGGTATGTGCGTGAGAAGTCTAAGATTCCTGTTAGCGTATCTTATGATGGTGGCATCAACAAGTGGTCCGGTTTAATTGATATTGCTCTTGAATCTGGGCATGTTATTAAACCAACAAATGGTTGGTATTGTAAAGTTGATAAAGAAACTGGAGAAATGGGCGATAAGAAACGCCTCGCTGATACCATGAATGAAGAATTCTGGGGTGAGATTCTTGCAAGCGAGGACTTCAAGGACTTTGTAAGGAAGAAATATGAAATCTCTTATGGTAACATTATGGGACAAGATGATGTTCTGGAAGAAACCGAAGAAGTTTAAAGAAGGCGTAGATTTTAAACTTCACGACTTTGAAGATACAGATTTAACTGGCATAGAAATCCTTCGGGGTGACTATGCTGGTGTTGTATACTATTATACCTATGCATCTGTAACAGAGGAACTTAACATGGCTAAACTTAAGTTTGGTTACCATGTGGTTAATTTGATGAAATATGACAAGGATGCATTGACAGAAGATGCAACTTTTGTTACAATGTTAGGTGACATACTAACAGAATTAATTTTAACGGAAAAACAAATTGAACCGACTAGAACTCTCTATTCTGAAGAATCTGATATATAATGATGAATATGCACGTAAGGTATTGCCGTTCATTCAAACAGAATATTTCTCAGATAACAACGAACGAACCATCTACAATGAGATAAAAGAATTTGTAGAAAAATACAAAAATCTTCCAACTTATGAAGCACTGGTGATTAACTTCACCGAAAGCAAGAAACTCACCGAAGAACAGGTCCGCAACTCAATCCAAATTTTGAGTGATATCAAAGCAAACAAAGATGATCCAACTGATATTCAATGGCTGACTGAACACACAGAAAAGTTTTGCCAAGATAAAGCATTGTATAATGCAATCATGGAATCAGTTACGATTCTTGATGATAAGTTTGGTACCAAAGCAAAAGGTGAAATTCCAAAGATTCTTTCTGATGCTCTTGGTGTTTCATTTGACAGAAATGTTGGTCACGATTACATAAATGATTATGAAGAACGATTTGAATTCTACCATCGCAAAGAAGAACGAATCCCCTTTGATTTGGATTTCTTTAACAAAATCACAAAAGGTGGTCTACCTAACAAGACGCTTAATATCGCTCTTGCTGGAACTGGCGTGGGAAAAAGTTTGTTCATGTGCCACATGGCTTCGGGCTGTATATCACAAGGCTTTGACGTTCTTTATATCACCATGGAAATGGCTGAGGAAAAGATTGCGGAACGCATTGATGCGAACCTCTTGAACATCAAACTTGATGACTTGCATTTGATAAGCAAAGAAGATTATGAAAGACGATTTCAAGGTGTGAAAAACAAGACACAAGGCAAGCTAATCATCAAAGAGTATCCAACTGCAAGTGCAAGTTCTATGCACTTCAGGTCTTTGTTGAATGAATTGCAATTGAAAAAGAGTTTTCGCCCAAAGATTATCTTCATTGACTATCTGAATATTTGTTCTTCATCTAGGTTGAAACAAGGTGCGAATGTAAATTCATACACTTATGTTAAAGCTATTGCAGAAGAATTGCGAGGTCTTGCTGTAGAATTTAATGTGCCAGTCGTTTCAGCTACACAAACAACAAGGTCTGGCTATAGTAACTCCGATGTTGACTTGACTGATACCTCAGAATCGTTTGGTCTTCCTGCGACTGCTGACTTTATGTTTGCGTTAATCAACACGGAAGAATTGGAACAACTGAATCAAATCATGGTGAAACAGTTGAAAAATCGCTATAATGATCCTAGTTCAAACAAGAAGTTTGTTATTGGTGTTGATAGGGCTAAAATGAAACTGTATGATGTTGAAGATTCAGCGCAGTCTATAGTTGATTCTGGTCAGATTCCAGATGATAAGCCACTGAATACTTTTGGTAATCGTGAGAGAAAGTTCAATTCCAAGTTTGAAGGTGTGCGTGTATAAATACTCTATAAAATGGAGTATACATGGCAGGTTCAGCTAAAGTTCACGGTCTTCTTTTTAAGTTTAAAGACCTAGATAAATCATATGCGCTAAATTCACCAACACCCACTGAGCGTGGTGAATTGGCTGTACTTCAACAAATTAATGGATACATTGCTAAGATTGGTTCTCCAATAACTGTTGTTGCTGGTAAGCACACTTTCAAAGATATCTATGGCGCAAACAAGGTTGAAGGCACTCCTAAGGCTGATATTGCTTTGGTGACATATGATGCTAAGAAAAAGAAGTTTGTGGATGTGTGTTTCATCTCTCATAAGATGGGTAAAGATGCGAAGGGGTTTCAACAATATAGCGGCACTACAACCAAAGCTGATGGTATTAAAGCTGGTTCAATATCAAAAGATAAAACTCTTTTAGCATTTCTAAGAACTTTGACAGGATTTCATGGTGCAATTGTTGATGGTAGAGAAAGATTTTACAGAACCATTAAAGATAAAACGCTTATTGGTAAGGCTGTATATGGTCCACAGTTTGGTGAAACAAAATATGGAATAGACAATATTCATTTGATTGGTCAAGGCGATGTATCATTTAGTGAAAGGGCTGGAAAACATCATATGAAGTTTTCTGCTCCTGTAAGTTACAATCCAGATGTAAAGGAATTTATGCATGGTGGATATACTTCAATTATTGGTGCTAGATATTCGGGTGGAAGAAACTATGAATCTGACGGCAAAACATACAAGGGTGTTCGTGTTTTGATTATGCCAAAAGAACTAATAGGCACAAAAGCAAAAGAAATATGAAATTCACAGAATTCTTAACAGAAGGCGTAAAGAAAGAAGGCGCCAATCTTCACCTTGAACACATTGAGGATGAAGTATTAAATCGTGGTGTTGCTGGCGCAAGAGATGCGATTGCATTCCTTCGTTCATTGCGTGATATGCTTGCTGGTCATGCAGAATCAAAAGTTAACGTGACTACGAAATGGGATGGTGCACCTGCTGTGTTTGCTGGTATCAATCCAGACAATGGCAAATTCTTTGTTGGCACCAAAGGCGTATTCAATGTAAATCCAAAATTGAATTACACAGATGCTGATATTGACAACAATCATCCATCAGAAGGATTGAATGCTAAACTAAAAGTTGCTTTGCGATATCTACCAAAACTGGGAATCACTGGCGTTCTTCAAGGTGATATGATGTTTGCTAAAGGAGACTTGAAGAAGCAAAGCATTGAAGGCGAATCATACATTACATTTCAACCAAACACAATCGTGTATGCTGTGCCTAGTGATAGCGCATTAGCAAGAAGTATGCTATCTGCTCAAATGGGTATTGTATTTCATACTTCATACACAGGTAAAACTTTCAATGATATGAAAGCATCTTTCAACATTGATATCAATCACTTGAAAGCAACCAAAGATGTTTGGTTTCGTGATGCTTACTTTGTTGACGCATCTGGTACTGCATCTTTTACCGAGCAAGAAACTAAAGATGTTACATACTTGCTTTCGCAAGCTGGTACGATATTTCAGAAACTAAACTCAATGACATTGAATAGAATTTCCGCATCGGAGAATCTTCTCATTCAAATTAAGACTTTCAACAATACCAAAGTGCGTGAAGGTCAAGCAATTAAAGATACTTATAAACATACACAAGAATTGATTAAGTGGGTTGAAGCTAAACTTAACAAAGAAATTCTTGATGCTAAAAAAGCAGAGACAAAATTGAAACGTCAAGCAGAGAAGAATGAGATTATGCGCTTCTATCGTAACAATGCAAGCGAATTGAAAAACATATTTGACTTAATGAACATGCTTGTAGATTCAAAGAACATGATTGTGAAGAAGTTGCAAGGTATGAAACAAGTTACCAATACATTCTTACGCACAGATGATGGTTTTAAGATTACAAATCCAGAAGGTTTTGTAGCGGTAGATAAACTAAAAGGCAATGCAGTTAAGTTGATTGATAGACTAGAGTTTGCACATGCTAACTTTAATGCCGCAAAGAATTGGAGCAAATAATGAATAATTTCAAAGAACAAGCAAAAATAAATGAAGCATCTTATGCTGGTAACATTGGCATCATGGAGCTAATCAAGTTCAAACAAAAAGCAACTCCGGAACAGAAGAAAAAGTTTGATGAATATCTTGCACAAAAGAAAACAAAAGAAGTCTGGGAGCTGGTGCAGAAAGTAACTGGAGTACAACTACATAAAAGTGTACAAGAAGAAAAGAAAGTACCTGATGCTGACATTTTACCTGTCGCCGGCGCAGGGCAAGATGGTACAAATACATTGGTAAAGAAATATAAGAAAGATACACCCGGAGAATAAGTCGGATATATATTATTAAGGAGTTTATTATGAAAGATGTGGTTGTTGGTTGTATAACCAACTATAATTTTGAAAAAATTAAGTACTGGGTTAATTCGCTTGACACATGCGGATTCACAGGTGATAAAGTAATGGTATGCTACAATATCGGATATGATGTTGCAGAAGAATTGACCAAGCGAAACTATAAAGTTCTCGCATTCGAAAACAATAAAGAAGAAAAGAAATTGCAGAGACATGGCGATTTTAATATTTGCCTTGAGCGATTCTATGATATCTGGGCATTCTTCAAGTATACAATAACAGAAGAATATCGGTACATGATTTCTACTGATGTTAAGGATGTTGTCTTTCAAACGAACCCATCAACTTGGCTTGAAAATAACATTGGTGATAAAAAGATTAATGTTGCATGTGAATCTATACGATACAAAGATGAGCCTTGGGGTAAACACAACCTTCTACAATGTTTTCCCGCACCAATTTTTGACCAGATGCATAAAAAACTAATCTTCAATGCAGGTACTATTTCTGGCGATTATAAAACCTTGCTTGATTTCTTTTTGAACATCTATATGTTTTGTGGAAGATCACCTGAGAATGTTCCTGGTGGTGGGGGTCCTGATCAGGCAGCACTCAATGTATTGTTAAGATTGCAACCATTTAGATCCATAACTAATTTTGCAATGAGCGAACATGGTTATGCCGCACAATTAGGAACAACTGCTGATCCATCAAAGATAGGTGAATTCAGAAAATACCTAGCTGAGCCTGTACCTATTATGCAAAACGATTTGGTGTGTACGAGTAAAGGTGTTCCCTTTTCAATTGTTCACCAATATGATAGAGTCCCTGAGTGGAAAAAAATTATGGAGAAAAAATATGAATGAGTGGAATATTAAAGTATTAAAAGCGCAGAATCAATGGGAAACGCAAAAATGGATTTCAGCGCCAGGGCTTTGTGACTTAGTGAAACATCTGTTTCATCAACAAGAAACAATTGTTGGTTTAGAAATTGGTGTTGCTAGTGGTTGGACAATGAATCATTTTTTACAAAACTTACCAAATTTAAAACTTACAGGTATAGATCCATATGTTGGTTATATGGATGGTCATATAAAAATCACTCAAGAAATGTTGGATGCTCAATACTTGGCTGCACAAGATAATATCTCAGATTTTGCACCAAGAGGAAATATACTTAAAGGTTACAGTCAAGATTTTGTAAATTTATTTGAAGACAACTCATTAGATTATATTTTTATTGATGGTGACCATTCTTATGAAGGTGCTTTGAGGGACTGTGAACTTTTCTTCCCTAAAATAAAAAGCGGTGGAATATTTGCAGGGCACGATTGGAGTCTTAATGGTGTGAGGAAAGCCGTAACTGAATTTAAAGATAAACATCGAGTATCGGAAATAAAATTTGTTAGAGAAGATGTTTGGTTTTGGATTAAAAATGAATAATATAATCTTCTGCCCTGTTGGTATTCCACTTAAATACCATGATGCATATGATAAAGACAATCATTGGCGTAAGGTGAATGGCATTCAACGAAACTATAAAACAATAGTGTATCAATACAAAGATTTTGATATTGAACCTAACACATATGACCAGTTGATTAGAGATACAGGTTTCAAGTGGGATTTGGCAAAAAAATTCCTCGACACATTTGATTATAAAGACTATGATTATATTGGATTTTGGGACGATGATTTAGTTACTGATATTCAAAGTGTCAATCGTGCATTAGAAATTGCATCCAAAAAAGATATTAAGATGTTTCAAATGTCTACGATTGCAGGCTCAGAATCTACACATAAGATACTACATCAGGTTCCAGGTTATAGTTACAGTTTAACAAACTTCAATGAAGGTATGAGTGTATTTTTTCATTCATCTTTGATACCCATTATTATAGATTTTTGGAAGTATCACGAAGTTAAGAGTGGTTGGGGATTTGATATTGTTCTTGCGCCAATCACAAAACAAAAGGCTGGGGTGATGCATGAAGTATCAATATATCACCCAAACAAACCTAGTTATTATGATAAGTCGGCAGCATTTGCTGAGATGCACAAAATATTAGGTGAAATTTATCCCAAATTTATGAAGGATAGATATAATGAAGAAGTTGGTCCGTATAACGAACCACAAACTGAATATGAATTTACATTTAAGGTATAACAATGGAAATAATTAACGCAAGTGCGATAATGAAAAAGAAAAAAACAATTCCTGAAGAAAAGGTGCAGGGTCGTAGTTATACCAGCAACGCAACTAAGTTGTTGAAACATATGGATAGGTTACAAATCATTCAGGATGGTGGTAGACCAAAACCTGTGATGTTTCACATGTCACCGGCGAACCCTTGTAATCTAACATGTTCTTTCTGTTGTTTTGCTAATAGAGCAATGAGTGAGATGTTAACCCTCGACCAAATGAAATCGGCAATTGACCAATTCGCGGATCTTGGTGTTTTAGGTATGGAGTTTACAGGTGGTGGAGAACCAACATTACATCCACAGTTAGACAAAGCAATTGAACATGCACACAAACGTGGTTTGAAAATTGGTATCTGCACGAATGGTTCACGATTGAAGAAAGTTAAGAACTGGCACATGTTGTCATGGGTTCGCCTTGGCATGTATTCATGGGATGAAAAGAAACCATACGAGTATCACCTAGAAGTGTTTGAAGGTTTAGATATTGAAATCTCTGCCGCATATGTTTGGGATGGTGCAACAGATACTTCTACTAATCCAAATATTACTGGTGAATGGTCCGATACAAAGGCTAAGAAACTTGCATCGAATTCATACAAAGAAGAAAACTTTATGAAGATGTTGATGTGGGTTGAAGAAAAGAAAATCCCTTGTCGTATTGCCTTCAATGCAATTAAACCGGTTGAAGAAGTGCAAAAAGACATTCTCAGAATTGGTGAGTTAATTGCCGTGCATGAAGAAAAGAATGGTAAGTTGAAGTATGCTTTCTTGTCAGACTTTAACTTCAAAGGCACAAGACGAAAT